CTGAACTGAATCCACCAGCGGATGGTGATGTACCCCAGAAAACATCAGCCGCATTTGATGGACTATATCCAGCAAAGATGTTATCAGAATTGAGAGCGATATAGTCTTTATAGTATGTCTTAGTGGGAGCTTCACCGTCTCTGGTAGCATCCTTAGCCTTAGAAAGGAAGGTGTGCTTCTCAAGGATGTTTCCTTGAATTCCACTTACGGATCCATTATCATCAACAACTACAATGTGGATTGCGTCATTTCCACCACTTCTTGTATCTGAATAGTTGGAATCAACTGGTTTACCAGCGATTGTATTCCAGTAGATTGGAGTGTTTAATGAGAGTTGTTGTTGATCATACCAGTCAACTGCTGTATCTGGAGAAATGCTATATCCAGTCGATATACCTGCTGAGTTCTTAAAGAAGAGAGTGTCGGAGGCGTCGAATGATGCAATTCCATTTCCTTTTTGGTAATCAATAGCGGTTACCGTTCCAGCTGAAGAAACTCTGTTCAGAACTTTAACATCGATAGATTGTGAAGTTCCAAGAACAGTATTGATACCAGTGACAATACCTTCAATATATCCAGTGAAACTTGAAGTTGAACCAGCTCCAGCGATGAAACCACTAACAGCAGCCGTCACAGCTGTACCAACAATAACTTTGAGGTTGTCTGTAGGACCGATTCCTGTTGTGGTAAGACCCAGTCTTTGGTCAGCCTGGTTGTCGATAACACATACTTTCAGTCCATCAGCCCATTTACCAGGGTTCTTAGCAGCCCAGGTAAAGTTGGTAGCTGTAGAATAACTTTCTTCGTAGTCATCAAAACTTTTAATCTTTAAACTAGCATTTGTTCCAACACCAACACCAGCATTGGCATTGTTGAGGTTTGCACTATCCGTTCTTACTACCTTCAGAATTCCACCATATGAGAGGAATGATGCACCTGACATCCAGTACTCATACTGTCTATCGGTGGACAGTGGTGACCCAAATACTTCCAGAAGTTCAGCTTGATTGCTAACCTCAATTGGTTCGTCTACGGGGCCGAGTTGGAAGGGGCCAGCGATAGCACCGATATTGTTGACAACATTGTCAACTCTTCCCACTGTTAAGTCAATCTCTCTGACAAGAATGCCTGGAGATAATTGAGGAGTAGCCATTTTTCTCTCCTTAAATTACTCATGTTTAACTAAAAAATATTTAGGTTTATGGGTATTTTAAGGGGGTAAAACAGGACGAAAACAGAAAGTAACTACCAATCTGGGTATTCCCAACCATGCATGGGATTCCTTTTCTTTCTTTCTTCTACAACCTTTTTTATAGTACAACCTTTACAGATATAAGAATATGATGATGATACAGCTCCCTTGTCTTTTCTTGTCCTATAAAAATCGTCTACTAAGTTCTTCACTTCACCACAGGACCTACACCTCCTATCGGAGAGGAGTAAATGACCTAGTTTGAATTGTCCATCTAAATCCATTAACTCAAATAGTTCCACATGTAGTCCATTCCTCCTCCCTTGTCTCCGTATTCATCGGTAAACCACCTGTCTCCGTCTTCATCCACAAAACTAGTATCATCAAGTCCATCATTAATGAAACCGAAGGGTGCCATATCTTGCTCGATTTGATTCTTTTGTTCTTCGTATAATCGTTTTCTGACATCTTGATCTGTAAGTTCCTTAAAGTAATCTTGAGCTACCAACCAGGCATAGATGACAAGACACATAGCCAGGTCATCATTACATCCCTCTTCTGCCTCAAATGAATTGTGTTTTGAGATGAAGGTAGTGAGTTCTGAAATAATCTCATAGTCATTGAAGATGAGTTTGTCCTCTTCAATCATTGTCTTAAGATTAAGTGACCCAATCTTTTTGACAGTCTTAGACATCTTAACACCCAATTGTGTCTTCTGCCCAGAGAAACCTTGTCCTACAATCTGACCAGCACGACCTCTCATAGAACACATTAACAGGTTCTGATATTCAAGGTCGTATTGTAAGATACTTGCTACCTGATCACCAACATCATTTACCTCACATAAAACAAAGGCTTCATTATAACTCTTGGCTATATCATAGATGACACTTGGGAACAACATCGGTTTTATAGTATTATCTCTATACTTCGCTACAACCTTATGGGGAAAAGATGTTATGTCAACAACAACAAAAGCAGAGTAGTCGTTACCAACACCCCGTGCAACGTCAACAGCCATGGCGTAATCGTGTTCCTTTTTTGGTGCTTCATGAATATCTAATCCTGCATTTGATTTGATTGGTTTGTCAAATACTAAAGATTTCAACTTACTAGGTGCAACTAGTGTATCAACAGAACCAAGAAATTCACACTCAAACTCAATCTTAAATTGTTGTTCTGATGTATTGGCAATGGTCTGTTCTTTCCAAACGGCATCTCTACCAGGGACTTCTGACCAATGAACATCAGTTGGTACATATTCGTTTCTTTTCTTCTCGGAATCAGTCCACATACGGTAGAAGTGATTCATACCATGTGGGGTAGAGACTATGATGACTTTTGTGCTTTTACCAGAAGTAATAGTAGGATAAACAGATGCAAAGAACGCGTCTGCAATATGGTTTGGAACGAAAGCGAATTCGTCGAGAAAGAGGATATTAAACGACATACCTCGCACAGCACTCGCAGATGTAGAAGCTGCCAATATCTTACTGCCATTTTCTAACTCGATGTTTCCTTTGTTCCATACCAAGATGCCCTGTTGCATCCATTTAGGCAAGTTCTCATATGCAGTTGCTAACCTCGCTAAGAGTTCTCTCGCAGTGGTTGCCTTGTTAGCTAGTATTCCGATATTAACACTATCATTGAAAATTGCATAGTGAAGAAGGTAAGACACACATGTCGTGGACTTACCCGTCTGTCGTGGCATCTTACAGATATTAAATCTATTATTGTGGAAATTATTGATTAACTTCTCTTGGAAGTCATATGTTTTGAATGGTTGGAGACCATGGTCCAGTGTTACAATCTGAACATAGTTCTGTGCAAAATACACAGGGTCATCCTTACATTTGATATACTCTTCAATCTGTTCTTGGGTGAACTCAATTGGTGTATTAGCCTTCTTTAGAAGGGGATTGCCCAAATAAACATCATTACTCATAAAATCTCCTAAGTTCCAATACCAAGAACACTATTGTTTACAACCAAAAGGTCAAACATTGCTGATGCAGTACAGTTTGATCCAGTGTATGCTCTAACTTCTAAATCAGTTTTTTCACTAAAGAATACTGGGAAACTATATGGTTTAATCATATTACTTCCATATAGATTTAGTTCAGTTACAACTCTATATGGTTTATTAACACCATCGGGTTTTCTTTGAAATAACCTCATTGAGTTTTCTTGATTCTTATTCTGAGTTGCTGTGAACTGTTTTAAGAATCCACTCTTACCTCTAGGAATTGTATAGAAGGCAACCTGTGACTGACCCATATCAGGAGCAATTGCACAAGTTACAGTACTACCAATTGATACTGTAAGATTGCCAACATTTGTATTTCCAGTATCGACAAACATTCTGTGAGTTCTGATGAAACTCAAAGTTCCAGCGACTCCAACAGTTCCATTCAATGTGAGTGTTTCTTGAATTTCATCAAAGTTACTATCAAGACCCTCAACAACTACAGTTGCTGCACCAGTTCCTGATGGATTATCTTGAGCACTATCAGAAACAAGAGTTATGATACCTGCACTACCAGGAAACTCATAAGCTCCACCCTCTGTCCAGACAGTATCATAATCAGCTGATGTTGTGATAACAGAACCAAACTTATGAACATTGGCCATCTCTGTCATAATACCAGCAGAGACATTCAGTTCAAACTGATTGTTTCCTCCACAAGCACCAATGTTACCAAACTGGTCTGCACATATAAAAACTTCAAAAAGACTTCTCTCTTGATTGAGATAATCTTGATTTATCTTATTCCACTGAGCCATAATTTATACCCAATCTAATTTTGCTGGATGATATCTCTTACTGTTCTTAATCTCAATAGGGCTTTCCTTTCTCTCTTGAGTATATATCTGATGTACCATAGAACCAGGATACTCATCCTGAAGATACTCGGCTAACTCAGTCTCTGTTGGAATTCCATTCTCAGTAACCATAGTCAGTCTATGGATACTTCCCTGATAGACAATATCAGCAGAAAATTCCTCTCCCACTTTCTGGGGTTGAGGTGATTCTCCACCAATATTTAGAGTGCCATTAAAATCTCCTTGAATTGTGACACTCTCTTGGATAAATTGTTTGAAATCTTTCATCAGTTACAATCCCAGGCTCTAAGACTTTTGTTGATTCTGCTATCGGGATCTCTAGCAGTTTTGGCAGAAGTGAGTTTTGCCTTCATACCTTTCATTCTTCTACAGAATGAGTCTCTTCTCTTATTGCCCTTCACTTTAGATGGTCGTTTTAGATCAGAACCAGGGTTATCTCTTTCATAAGACTTACGACCCTTCTCATTCAAACCACCTGAAGAGTTCTTACCAGACTTTTTTGTCCAGGCTGCACCCTCCTCCATTTCAAATCCTTCTTTCTTCATCTTCTCACGTTTTGCCTTAGCCTTAGCGAGAAGTCTATCTCTAGCTGAATCTCTTTCTTTTTTAGGGATATCAATGTTTGTCAGATCACCAACCTTCTGATCTACATCACCAGGAGCATAACCTTCACCCATTGGTTTGACATAGTTCTTGTCAGGACCAGGTTTGGCTGCAGAACCACCCTGATATCCGTCAACCATAATCATTGGTTCTCCAGGTTGTCTTGGAGCCAGGTCAAATCTCTGAACCATACATCCAGGATAGACTTTTTCTAGAGCCGCAGAAACTTCCTGTCTCGTTGGTTTTCTAACCTCTGGGAAGAACATCTTCATCATCATAAACTTGGCTCTCCAAGTAAAACTAACGAGATAAACGTTACCGTTCTCATTAACTCTTACTGCCTCATCAATGGACTCCTCTTCGACCGAAGATGAGTTGGTCAATCTCTCAAGGACTCTAGTTTTCTCATCAACTACTTCAACTTCTTCTTTCTTGACACAGTTTGGATATCTTTTACCAAACATAGTCTTCATACCTTTCTTCTCATATCCCTTCCAACATGCCTCGTCAATAATCTCAACCTCATACCCAGCGTATTTCAGAGCTGCAATTTGAGTTTCTGTCAGTTCTGGGAGGTCATAGAAACCTTCCATTTCCTCTTTCTTGGTTGAGTTACCCCAGTTGGCTGCACCCTTCTTACGACATTTGACCAATGCGCCAGACGCATAAGCCGAAGGCCATACAGAATAACGAGACTTTACCTTATGATAACAGGCATCTTTAGACCCACTACCTTTACCTTTTTTATCTGAAGCTTCGTTAAAGGTTTCTTCTTTATAATCTTTACCAGTTTTAATTTTATCCATCACAGAAGCACGACCATGCTTATCTTGTTTATGGCGAATCATACGTTTGTGTCGATCAAACTTATCATTACCTTGCTTGTCAAGCATATCTTTTTCGAGGATGGTTTCTTCTTTCATTTTCTTCTTAGGTTTATCAGTAGAAACATAGGTTGGTTTGGCTGCTCCAGACTTTTGTTGTTGTCCGGGATCTTGTCTTGATTTTCTTGTGTCAGCAGAACGAAGTTCTTTCTTCGACATACTGGCTTTCTTGGCCGAGGAGTAACACTTAGGTGTTCCCTTTTCACCGGGTTCATTAGCACAAGGGGAACCATCAGATTGGACCCAACCTGGTTTACCATCTTTTGATTTAGATTTACCAAACCAATCCCTAAGTCCCTCTTCGTTAATCATCGCAAATAAAGAGTTTCTTTTATTTATTCACATCAAGTGTTGATGGATGTCCTGATCGACTTAAATGTTGTGGAGTTGGTTGATGACGGTGTAACTAAGAGTCTCACATTTCCACTAGAGATGTCACTATCAAAAGATGCCAGAGAATCTCCACTCTTTATAATTGCATATTCAGTATTGAAAGTTGAGGATCCATTGTGTACAATAATAAACTCTACAGTATGGTAACTACTCCCACTGGTCACTTGAAGTTGATATTTTACTGAACGGAATTGATGTATATCAAATACATCCATGACAACTTGAGAAGATGAAGTTGTAGTTAGACTCGATACGGTAATGTTTTGAAAATTCTTTTGACTAATTAAATGTGGCATTAGGATGCAGTCTCCAAAACACTAAGAATTAGTTTTAAACTGCTATTGGCACTCGCTACAATTTTTATCGAATCACTAGTCTCAAGAACTAACTTTCCGTCTAGGGGAATATATGCATCATTTGGGGGAACTGTTACGTCTTTTACAATCTCAGTTGTGGTAGAACTTCTAACGT